TTGAACCTAGTCCAAATCCTTTTTTACAAGGAATAGGTGCTGCTGCAACACTACAGGGATTATATAAATAATGAGTATTTTTGATATTTCTCAAAAAGATAGACAAAATATTGCAAATATTTTAAGTTTAGAAAATATATTTAATGCTTTAAAAAAATCTGAATTTTTACCTACAGGACAATTTGATAAGCTTGAAGAACAATTAAAAAACGTCCAAGAAAACATTAGAAATGTTTTTACCCCTGACATAAAAACAAATTATGAGCAGTATGTAGAAAAAGATTTTATAAGTGCTGATGAACGTGAAAAACAACAAAAAGATTTAGCAAAAGGAAAAGGCGAACAAAAAAATAAATTACAAGAAGATATACTAAAATTGTTATCTGAAACATACGCTCCTCCAGAACAATTTGAAGGACCTGGAGGTAAAATTGAACCTTATCAAGGTTACTTCTTACCAGAACTGATTTCAAAACCTCCAGGAGGTGCTCCTGGTTTTAAAGTCGGAAGAGGAAATGTAACTGATGCACGTGGTTCATTTAGACAAATTATGAAATTACCAGGATCAAATGATCTTACTAATCAAATAATGAGATTGCAAAGTCTTCAAGATCAAGGAAAACAATTTAAAAGAGAAGCAACAAAAGATGCTGAAATTGCAGAAAAATTTCGATCGCAAAAAGCACCTGGAATATTTGGACTTCAAAAACAATTAGACGATGCACAAAAAGCTCTTCAAACTACTGTTTTGCCAAAAGAATCACAGGTGCAAGAGCAAAATGTAATTAGTACAGGTGCGATGAGTCCACCTCTGTCAACTACTGAAACTTCAGATCCGTCAATTATAAAACCCTCAGAAACTGACATAAGAATTACTACCCCAGGTGATAAAGAACTTGTTGAAGAGCAACAGACGATAGCACAAGCAGAAAGACAAAAAGTTGCAAGTAATGACCTTTTTGATAAATCATTATCTGAACTTGCATTATTTGGTCAATCAGATGCTGAACTTACTCAAGAACAAAAAACTGAAAGAATTGAAAATTACAAAAAACAATTTTTTGAAGCTACTGGTATTGATCCTAGTGGAAAACCAGACATGAGAGATGCAATGGTTGCTTTTGGTTTAGCACTTATGCAAAATAAAGCTGGTAAAAAATTTGATTTAGGTAAAATATTTGGTGCAGTAGGTAAAGCTGGAGAAAAAGCACTTCCTTTAGCTAGAAAAGCTAAAAAAGATGTAGAGGCTAAAAAACTTGCAGCTGGACAATTTGCATTAAGTGAGGTTGCCAAAGAGGAAGAAAGACAAGCACAATATAACAATGAAAAAACAAAATTTTACAGAGAACTATATAAGGAACGACTTAAAGATCGTCAAGAAGCATTAAAAGAATATGAAATTGCAAAGGCTGGAGGAGATAAATCAAAAATCTATGAAAAGTTGGCTAATTTAGAAGAAAATAAAATAAAAATTGGTGCAACTACAGTAAATTTAGATAGAGCAGCTGATCCGTTTAATCAAGCAATAGTATTTAATGATCCTGTATCTGCTGCTAATCAAATAGTTGATGCGTATAGTAAAACAGAGGGAGGATTGGAAGGTTTAGAACTGATAGAAAGCATTCTTCAAGATATAAAAGCACAAGCTCAAGACACTCCAGGTGGTCAAATAGGATTTTTACTTGGAGATAAAGGTAATAAATTCCTTAAACTAATTGGTTTTTCGCCAGAGTCTGGCAAGTTAGGAGATAAAAATAAGGAAAAATATTTTACTGAAGACGGAACTTTAAAAACTGACAAAATTGCAAGTCTTCAACTCGCTATTATGAGCAGATTTAAAAGATTTATGACACAAGAAACTGGAAATGGTATTTCTAATGTAGATGTTAATTTAATATTACAACAATTTGGAGAAATTAACTTTTTTACCGATTTTGATAAAGGTTTATCATCTGTTGCTGAACTTAAAAATTTATTTAACACATCAAAGGACACATTAGACCCAATTATTTTACAACTTACGGATAGGTCAGAATATAGGTATGGACCACAAGGAGATATTCAATTTAGTAAAGTGAATGAAGCTATTGAAAAAGGAATTTTTGGTGGTAAATTTCAGGATTTATTTGAAAAAATAGAAACTAGTGATCCTTCTAAACCTATTATTATTAATGTGAAAGATTTATAAAATGTCCGTCATATCTATTAATACACCAAAAGGTTTATTTAATTTTGAAATTCAAGGCGAAACGCCAACTATTGAAGAAAAATTAAAAATTAAAAATTTTTTACAAAAATTACCAAGACAAAGGGTTGAAAGTCAACAATCACCTAAATCTGAAATAATATCCCCATCTGAAATAATATCCCCAGAGGAAAGTACACAACCAGAATTTGATACAAAAACTGGTATTCGTGATGCAAAACTTAGAGCTGCTTTGTCTGCTTCTGAAAATCAAGCAGAGCAAGAATTAACACTTGGGAAATTTGGTTTAGGTGCAGAAGATTATATTAGAGATCAAAGAGGACGATTAGCTTTGACACCATCTGGAGCATCTAAATTTGGTGTTGAATCAGATAAAAATGTTTTAATAGATGAGCAAGGATTTAGTAAATCTGATTTATTTGATTTAGCTGGGTTAACACCAGAGGTTGGCACTGCTGTTTTGGGTGCTGTAAAAGGTGCTCGATTAGGTTCTATTTTTGGACCTTTAGGTCTTTTTATAGGTGGTGCAACAGGAGCAGCACTTGGTGCATTCGGTGGATCTTTAGGTGAGGAAGCCATTGAAGCAACAGCAGGTGTTTCAAAACAAACAACAAAACAAATTTTGGACGATGCAAAACGAGAAGCTATTTATGCTGGTGTGGGTGAATTAACTTTTGGTGCTCCGTTTTTAATATTTAAAGCTGTAAGACCATCATCTCAACTTGTTAAAGAGGGTGGAGAAAAATTAGATATTGTTGGTGAGGGCACAGAAAGAGGTTATGCTTTTCCAGCAAAAACATATGGTGTAGGTCCGTTAGCACAAAAATCAGAAGAACTTTTAGGTGCAGTTATTGGAACTACTCCAGCTTTAAGTAAATCTAGGAAGCAGTTAGATATAGATGTTAAAAAATATAAAGATTTGAAGAAAAAATTTGAAAAACAAGGTGCTGGTAATTTTGGTACTTTATTAAGTCAATTACCAAAAAACAGAACACAAGAGATAGTAAATCAATCTAATCAAATACAAAATAAATTAGTTCAAGATTTAAAAAAAGTGACTAAAATTACAAACAAATCTGCAATTAACAACGAAACTATTAATGATGATTTATTTAAACAACTTACAATTTCTTTAAAAAATTTTGATGATGAAGCAACAGCACAATTTGCTGTAGTTGATGATTTTTTAAAAGATAAATTTGCTAAACAAAATTTTATAGATACAACACCACTCAGAGAACTAAATGAAGATGTTATTAAAGTTAGAGATAGAAACCAGGACCTTGAGAAACTAAGAGTCCAAGATTATTTAATAAAAAGTTTTGAAACCATAACAGTTGGACAAAAAACAAACTTCAAAACTTTATATGATACAAGTCGTAAACTTAATAAAATTATTTTCTCTGGATCAAAACCAGATGGTATGCCAGATGTTGTTTTTCAAAAGATAATTAATGATCCAGAACTTTTTAAAATTGTTAAACTATATAAAAATACAGTAGATGAACTTTTAACTTTAAGTCCACAAAGTTTAGCCAATGTAAATAATTTAACAGGTGATCAAATAACTTCATTTAATAATGCTTTAAAAAGTTTAAAAGCTGGTAATAGATTTTACCAAGACGGCATAAAACTCTATAATAATATATCTACTAATTTAGCAAATAAACAACTAATTAATGTTTTCAAAGAAGCTAGAGATCAAATTAAAGCAGGACAAGAAATAAATATACCTACTGATAAAATACCATTTGCGATAAATTTAGTTAAACCAAAAAACAAAAAACCTTTAACTGATTTAAAAGAAGCTTTTCAAAGACTTGAAGGAAAAGATGGAAATGCAGTTTACAATAAATTTAAAGAAAGAATCGCAACAACTTATTTAGATGACATTATTCGATCATCTGGTTTAGGTTCAAATAATCCAACAAACTTTAATACTTCATCTCTTTATAAATCTTTGAGCGAACTTGGAGAAACAGGAGATGAATTATTTGGTCCAAAAACTTTTAAAGAAATATTAAAACAATCAAAAGAATTAGATTTGTTAGGTCCAACTAAGATTACACAATCTAATATTGATAATTTTTTGGCAAACAAAAAGTCTATTACATCAGACGATATAAAACAAATTAAAGAAACAATACAACAAGATAAATTATTTAAAACTAATAATTTACTTAGGCAAATAAGATTAAAATCAGTAGATGAAGATATATCCATTCAAGATGCTATGGATGTAATAAGTAACAATAGAGTAAGTCAAAATGAATTAAAAGAAATAATTGGATACTTTAAAACAACACCTGAAAAGTTAAACAGTGTTAAAGCTGCGTATATTGAAACTATGCTTGATGGTATTGGAGCTAACTTTGACGCTAAAGTTTTAAAAAGATTTTCTGATAATATTAAAAAATTAGATGGTGTTGATAATTTTGGTAGATCAAAAAATAAATTAGATATTATTTTTTCTAAATCTGAAGCTGCTGATTTTAGACAATTTGGTAATATTTTAAGAATATTAGGAGAAGATATAGGTAATGCAAGTTTAGTTGCAGCAGGTATTACTGCTAATCCTTTAGCACAAATACCTAAAATAGCAAGGATAACAATAATAGGTAATTTATTTACAAGTAAAAGAGCAAGACAACAAGTTGTAGATGCACATAGAAGATCAAGAGGTCTTACTCCAGAAAAAAGATCACAAGTTGTAGGTGATGCTTTATTAAGTGCTATTAGACAAATAACTATTCAAAACATAGATGAAGGTGCTCAAAAAGCAGAACAACAAGTGCAAAGTGTTATTGAAAGTCAGGGTCTGGGTGAACAATTAGAAAATATAAGAGGAGATCTTAATTTGCCATCACCAAGCTCTGCTTTAGGTGATTTAAATATTACAGCACCTAATATAACCACTCCACTAACACCTACAGCAACAGTAGGACCACAAAGTAATTTACGTCAGAGGATAAAAGATGACCCAGCTGCTGCGAATGTGTTATTAGGTGGATTAGGTAGTTTAGGATTAGCTTAATTAGCTATTGATCCTACACCTTGAGAAATCACTACACTTTCATCTTTATATCTATTTTTATATTCTTGATCGACTAGCTTTGAAACTTGTTGACCAATAGAACGTCTTTCTTCTTTTGATATTCGTAATAATTTTTTGTAACTGTCTAAATTAATTCCAACACTTTTGAATTTACTTGTATCAGGCAATTTGATATACTCCCAATTATGGTTATAAAACAAACATATTATACCAAGTCTAGAAAGTCAAATAAGTTTAATGCAAAAAAAACTATTGTTGACGATATAACGTTTGATTCAAAATGGGAAGCAGAGCGTTATGGTCAATTGAAATCAATGGAAAGAGCACGAATCGTTACTAATTTAAAGCTACAAGTTCCTTTTGATTTAAACGTGAATGGACAAAAAATTTGTAGATACATAGCAGATTTTACTTATACAATTAGTAATGTAGATCGCACGATTCAAGAAATTGTTGAAGATGCAAAAGGTATAGAAACCCCTGAATTTAAACTAAAAAAAAAGTTAATGAAGGCGATTTATAACATTGATATTTTCATGTCCAAAAAAAAAGTTTGACAAATTATTTAAATTAATCCATTTTTGTTTGTATCAACGTAAGAAAAAAAAATGGAGGTCAAATGACAACGAATGATTTACTATCTCGAAAATTACAAATTCAAGATGAAATGAAAAAACTTAAAAGTGAATTAAACTCTATAAATTCACATTTAGAAGATAGATATTTATCTAAAGCTAAAAGCCAGTTAGTAGAAAATACTGAAAAACAAGGTTTTGGCACTACAGTAATCCACGAAAATGATAAAAAAGTATCAGTAACTATTCGTAAAAAAGTTACTTGGGATACACGAAAATTGTTAAAAATTTCAAAACAATTAGACGATCCAAATCAATATATTGATATTAAATGTTCCGTACAAGAGAACAAATTTAAAAGTGCTTCAGATCAAATTAAAAATACACTTTCAGAAGCACGAACTGTTGAGGATGGAACAGTTACTATAGAAATCACAAATTAGGAGATAGGACATGAGTTTAGCAATAATAGGTGCTGAAGAAAGATTAAAAGAAAAAAATGGTTGTAAGATAGTCGTATGTGGCGAAAGTGGTGTTGGAAAAACTTCTTTACTTAAAACACTAGATGAAAAAACAACTTTTTTTATTGATTTAGAAGCTGGAGATCAATCCGTACAAGAATTAAAAAATTTAAAAGGTTCAAGACCTACGACATGGCAGGATTGCAGAGATTTAGCTGTGATCATAGGTGGACCTAATCCATCTGTTAAAGATAACGAACATTACTCGCAACAACATTACGATACTTTAATGGCAAGTTATGGATCTATGGCTGAAGAAATGCAAAAGTTTCAAACATATTTTGTAGATAGTATTACTGTTGCAGCACGATTATGTTTTAAATGGTGTTCAAACCAAGAGATAAATTATACAAAAAATGGTGCATTAGAATTACGTCAAGTTTATGGTCAGCACGCTAGAGAAATGATGACTTGGTTAATTCATTTACAACATATGCGTCAAAAGAATGTTATATTTGTTGGTATTTTAGATCGAAAATTAGATGCTGCTGAAAGACCAATTTATGAATTACAGATCGAAGGTGGCAAAACAAGTCGTGAATTACCTGGTATTGTGGATCAAGTCATTACGATGGCAAGTTTAAAGCTTCAGGATGATACAGAGTTAAAAAGATACTTTGTATGTAGTCCATTAAATAAAGATGGTTTTCCTGCAAAAGATAGAAGTGGAAAATTAGCCATAATAGAAGAGCCACACTTAGGAAATATTATTTCTAAAATAAATGGTAATCTTATTAATCAGAAATCACAACAAACAACAAAAGGAGTAATCGTATGATTGACTTAAATAACATTCCAGAAGACGAAAATACAAATGATTTTCAAATTATACCAACAGATACAGTTGTTAGAGCATCCATAAATATAAAGCCTGGTGAAATATCAATTTTAGAATTTGGAGAAGGTGTTTTTTTTAAAAAGTCACAAACATCCTCTGCGAAATGGCTTGAGTTAGAATTAACAATTATTTCTGAAAATTTTTATGGAAGAAAAGTTTGGGATAAAATCTTTGTTGATGGTGATACGCTTGGTAAATCTGGTATGCCAAAAGCAAAAGAGATTGGGTTAAAGACATTAAGGAGAATATTAGACAGTGCTTTTAATTTAAAATCTAGTGATAACTCTGATGCAGCAAAATCTAAAAGACAAATTTCTGGTATTGGTGATTTAATATCAAAAGAAATTTGTTTTAAGGTAGGTGTTGCAGAAAGCAATGGTTATAGTCCAAAAAATAAAATTAAATGGATTTTAACTCCTGATGATAAAGAATATGTTGTAGGCTCAAGTTATTCTGATTATGAAAAGCCATCACAGATTCAACAAAATCAACAATCAACTATTCCATCTGAAGCAACACCAGCTTTTATGAAATAAAATGCCAGGACATTTGACCTTTTCTGTCCGTTGATAGCAAGTCCGAGGGTACTTGTGGCATAAAAACCCTCACCAAAAAAAGGAACATTAAATGATTTTACGCAATTATCAACATAACGCTATAAAATCTGCAAACCAAGCACTTGATAAGTTTAACAATACTATTTGTGTTGCACCCACTGGAGCAGGAAAAACAATCATGCTTTCTGCTTTAATTGGTGAAAGAATAAAAAAAGAAAAAAAAGTTTTAGTGCTACAGCATAGAGATGAACTTACACAACAAAACCAAGATAAATTTTTAAAAGTGAATCCAAATTTACAAACTTCTATTGTTGATGGATCACAAAAAGATTTTTCAAAAGAAGTTGTTTTTGCAATGGTTCAAACTTTATCTCGCCAAAATAATTTAGATAATGTTGGTTTTATTGATTTACTAGTGATTGATGAAAGTCATCACTCAGCAGCACCATCATATCAAAAAATAATAGATACAATTTTATTAAATAATCCAAATTGTAAGGTTATTGGATTTACAGCTACACCTAATAGAGGTGATGGTAAAGGATTAAAAAAAGTATTTAATAATTGTTGTTATCAGATCGAAGTTTCATCTCTCATACGAGAAGGTTATTTAGTTGAGCCTAAATGTTTTGTAATTGACGTTGGTGTTAAAGATCAAATATCTAGCGTAAAAAAAACAATTAACGATTATGACATGGGTGATGTTGAAAAAATAATGAACAAAAAAGTTATTAATGAACGTGTTGTTGAAGAATGGATTGATAAAGCTTCAGATAGAAAAACGATAGTGTTTTGTTCAACAATTTCACACGCTATGGATTTGTTAGAAGAGTTTAAAAAAAATGGAATTGGTTGTGCTATAGTTACTGGCGATACTCAAAGTGATATGAGAAAAAAAATTTTATATCATTTAGAATATGGTGAGTTACAAGTTGTTGTGAATGTAGCTGTTTTAACAGAAGGTTTTGATGCTCCACCAGTAAGTTGTGTTGTGTTAACTAGACCTTGTTCTTTTAAAAGCACCATGACTCAAATGATTGGTCGTGGCTTACGTTTAGTTGATAATCAAGTACATCCAAAAATTATTAAAAAAGATTGTATTGTTTTAGACTTTGGTTGTAGCATTTTAAATCATGGTTCGATTGACGAAACAATAGATCTCGAAGGTAAAGAGGTTTTAGAGAATGGTGTTGCACCAGAGAAAAATTGTCCTGAGTGTGGCTCACTTCTCCCTTTAAATGTAAGAGAGTGTCCAGTTTGTGGTTATGTTTTTATCTCTGAGAGAAACGCAGACATATCCGATTTTGAAATGACAGAGGTGACTTTAATGGATAGATCTCCGTTTCGATGGATTGATCTAAGCGAAACTAATTCTTTGTTATCTGCTTCTGGATTTAAAGGTTTTAGTTTAGTTACTACAGTTAAAAATTTATCGTTTGCCATTGTTAAAAAGAAAGATTCAAAGCCAATAATTGTTTCTGTTGGAACAAAAAAACAAGCAATAGCTTGTGCCGATGATTTTTTACGACAAGTTGAAACAAATTCTAGTGCAAAAAAAAGTAAAGAATGGTTAAATGATCCTCTAACAGAAAAACAAAAGTTTCATTTATTAAGACATGGTTTTAAAATAAATGTTCTTGATATGAATTGGAATAAATATCGAGGTGCGTGTTGGTTAAATTATTTATTTAATAAAAAAGAAATAGATAAAATTATGATTGAAAGGTTAAGTTGTGAAACGTGATAATATTTTTAAAAAAGCAAAAGAATTAGTAAATGGAGATAGAGCAAAAGTTTATGGCTCTGCTTATGAAAACCATAAACGCATAGCAGAAATTTGGTCTGTAATTTTAGGTAAACAAATAACTGTTAGTCAAGTTTATCAATGTATGATTGGTGTTAAGTTAAGTCGATTGATAGAAACCCCAGATCATACAGATAGTTGGGTAGATATTTGTGGATATTCAAGTTTAGGAGGTGAAAAACATGAAAAATGATGAAGCGTTCAACGATTTTGTAAAAGGATTAAAAGTTATTGGTTTAAATAAAAAAATATATGAGATGACTAAGGAAGAAGTTGAAGGATTAATTTACATAGCACAAGACTGTGAGAACATAATAAATGGAAAAAGCGACGAAGAAATTAGTAGATTGGAACAATCCTATTCTAAGTTATGTGGGAGAAAAATCCCCAGAACAACAGAAATCCCCTTCTGATGAAATCAATAAGATTTCTGATGTAATAAATAAAAGTATTGTTAAAAACTATTATAAAAAAGAACAAAGAAAATACATCGGTGCTTCTAGTTTAGGAGATGAATGTGCTCGAAAAATTCAATATCGTTTTATGGGTCAAGACCCAGACCACGATAAATCTTTTGGTGCTCAAACATTAAGAATATTTGAATTTGGTCATTCAATCGAAAGCATGAAATCTAAATGGATTATTGATGCTGGTTTTGATTTAAAAACAGAAGATAAAAATGGAAATCAATTTGGTTTTTCTGTTTTAGATGGAAAAATAAAAGGTCATGTTGATGGGATTATTTATGGTGGTCCGATTGATCTTAAATATCCTCTTTTGTGGGAGTGTAAGTCTGCAAATGATAGAAAGTTTAAAGAATTTGTTAGAAGTGGTTTAAGAAAAACAAATCCTGTTTATGCAGCACAAGTTGCTCTTTATCAAGCTTACATGGAATTGCACGAAAATCCTGCATTGTTTACTGTAATGAATAAAAACACTTGTGAAGTTTATTATGAGCTTGTTCCGTTTAATCAAACTCTAGCACAGCAAACAAGCGATAAAGCTGTTGCAATTATAAAAGCAACAGAAGCATCTGAAATGATGCCAAAAGTTGCAAGTAATAAAGACTATTTTGGTTGTAAATATTGTGATTTTACTAAAACGTGTTGGGAGGTAGCACTATGAGAGTTTCCCCTTACGTTAAAGAAAAATCTGCAAAAGATTTAGTTGAGGAGATTAGTCAATGCGTACCTGAATCTGTTCAAATAAAAGAATTGAAAGATACTTATCCGAATGGCAGAATTATTGGTAATTTTTTTGTGATAGGGTCTTTTAAAGGTGAAGAAGGATACTCATTAAAAATAGATATTCGATCTGGAAAAAACTTTATGCGAGGCAACGAATTTAATGGAGATCAAGGTGTAGGTGGTATTGTTAAAATTATGATGGAAGGTCGTCAAATGACTTTACCAGAGATTAAAGATTACTTTTCAGATTATTTAAAAGCAAAAATAAATAAAGTTCAAGAACCACCAATAAGTTTTTTAAATGGTGTTAAGGATATAAAACCTAAATATAACATTAACACTCCGTTTGATGGAGAACATAAGTATTTAGATGAAAATAATGAAGTGTTAGCGATTATTCGTAGATATAATCTTAAAGATGAAAACAATAATTTAATTATTGATAATGATGGAAAACCTAAAAAAGAATTTAGACAGTATATTCCTGGTAGTCCTTATCCAAAAATGCCAAGCGTTAGACCATTATATAATATTCCAAATCTATTATCTGCTGAAAAAGTAATTTGGGTAGAGGGGGAAAAATGTGCTGATGCTCTTAATAGCATTGGTTTTACAGCAACTTGTCATATTGGTGGTGCTGGAATGCTAACAAAAAATTCTGAAGATAAATATGATTTTTCTCCGTTACAAAATAAAGAAGTTTTGGTTTGGGGTGATAATGATCCATCTGGAAAAAAACTAGCTGATTTTGTTAAGGATTTAGCTTTAAAAAATGGAGCTAAATCTGTAGCTGTTTTAAACATCCCACCAGATAAACCAGAAAAATGGGATGCAGCTGACGCAGTTAATGAACAAGATTTTAATATAAATGATTTCCTTAATGATATTAATACAAATTATGAAAGATCTATAAATCTTTTAGACGATAGTTTATTAGTATCACGATTTAATGATAAGCCACCAATACAAAAGTTTTTAGTTAATGAAATTATGCCTCTTGGTGTTCCAGCAATATTTGCTGCTTCTGGTGATTCTGGTAAAGGCATGATGACTATGGATTTAGCGATGAAAATATCTTCTGGTCTTCCCTTCCAAGAATCTTTTGGGGGAACAATATCAGAGTTTGGTAATACAATAATTTTCACAGCAGAGGACGATGAAGATGAAGTTCATCGAAGAATATCTAGATTAGATCCAGAAAACAAAAGATTAGATTACCCACATAAAATGAGGATAATTCCTCTTCCAAACTTTGGTGGTGTATTTCCAATTATGCAGCAAAATAAAGATAAATCTTATCATACTGGAGAACAGTTTGATAAATACTACCAACAAATGCTACAAATTGATGATTTAAAACTAATTGTATTTGACCCATTAGCTAGTTTTGTTCATGCAGATGTAAACGCAGATCCAGCTGCTGGAGCAGCACTTATGGGTTTAATGGCTAAGATATCAACTGAGACTGGTGCAACTGTATTACTTTGTCACCACATGGCTAAAGTAAGAGATACAGAGCCACCACAAACGCCAGAAGAAGCTCGAAACCTTATTAGAGGTACATCTGCACTCGTTGATGGAGTACGTTTTGCTTATGCTGTTTGGAATGTAAATACAACCACTGGTCAAAATCGTGCATCAAGTTTAGATATACCTTATACGAGAAATGGGTTTTTTGATGGTGCAGTTGTTAAATCAAATGGTCCTGCAAATCGTGAAATAAAACATTTTGTTCGTGATCTAAATACTGGTTTACTGGTGGATCATACAAAAACAATTCAATCTTTACGAAAAAATAATGAATTAAAAAAATATCAAGTTATTGGTGATTGGATTAAATCTCAAGAACAAAAAGGTTATCCACTAACAATGCGTGGGAAAAATAGTATTAAAGATATGATTGAAAAAAGATCAATTCATGTTCCAAAAGACTTTTGGAGTTTAAGAGATGGTGATGGATACAAGTTTGATGCTGTTGATAGTATGATTGATGTAATGAAAAAGAATGAAAGATTGTATGGAGAAAAAATTGTATCAACAAGTATTGGAGGTCAAAATTGGCTAGGTGTTGAAAATGGTCCAATTCAAAGACGAAGAATAAATCCACAGGAGATAATAGATGTTTGATAGTGCTTTAATGTGTTTAGCTTTAACAATATTTTTTGAAGCGAGAGGTGAACCTATTTCAGGACAATTAGCAGTTGCAGAGGTCGTCCTTAATAGAAAAGAAAGTCAAAAATATCCAAATTCAATTTGTGAGGTCATTACACAAGAGAATGAAATCGGTTGCCAGTTTAGCTTTTGGTGCGATGGATTGAGCGATCAACCAACCGATGCTTTTTCTTTTCAACGATCAAAAGCCTTAGCAAAGTTAATGATTGAAGAAGGTGAGTATATTAGTGTCGTAGGTGATGGTGTTACTCATTATCATACAGAACAAGTTCAGCCTTATTGGTCAGAGCATTTTCAAGAGGTCGCCAGAATAGGTAATCACATTTTTTATGAAAACATTAAAGCATTACCTAGACCAGATATTTTTGAAAATTTTTATAAGCCTTTGAAAAGACCAGATAATTTAACATCAAAATAAAAGGTTGACTTATGTTGGTAAAAAGTGGTAATTCTTAAATTGTAAGACTTACCACATAAAAATGTAAGTTTTGCATAAACATTAGAAAAGGAGATTAAAATGAAAATCACTAAAGAAATATCAATTAGTATTAAACCAATTCAACAAAATGAGCATTTAGTTCAAATTATTGGGAATACACCTATTATTTTTAACAGAATGAGTGAAAAAGTTAAAAGAGATTTATTAATAGGCTCAAGACGAAAAACTGAAGCTGACAAGAAAAAAATTAAACATAATGTAGTAGATGACTATAAAGCTTCTGTTCATAAACAAGTTAATGGAGAAACTTTTCTATGTTTTCCTTCGACAGGTATAAAGGGAGCTATGGCAACAGCTGCTATTGAAACTGATGGGGTTGCAAAAACAAATGTCAACAGATTAATATTTTTACCTGACGAGTACATTCCAATTTATGGAAAACCCTTGTTAAGCATGGCAGTTGTCCGTACAGCAGGAATAAGTAAAGCACCTGATATCCGAACAAGGTGTATGATTAGAGAATGGTGCAGTGAATTTAAAATTCGGTTTGCTGTTCCGACTTTCGATAAAACATCTATATTTTCGTTAATCACAAATGCAGGTTTTATGTGTGGGATTGGCGACAATAGGCAAGAAAAAGGTAAGGGAAACTTTGGCACTTTCTCACTAATTTCCACGAGAGAAGATAAATCTAAATTCGAAAAGATTAAAAAACTTGGTTATGATTATCAAAAGAAAGAAATGCAAAAAGAGTTGCCAAATTTTTCTGACGAAGAAACAAAAGAGCTTTATGAGTTTTATCAAAAAGACTTGATTAGGAGAGTAGCATGAATATGAATAAACCTTATCGTCAAAAAGTAATTAATAGTTACCTTAACGAGTCTGGTTACAACAAGTTTGAAGCCAATGAGTTTTTAAATTTTATTATCGAAAACCCAGATTGGAATAAAGATGTTTATAAACTTTTTTTTCCCTCTAGTGATAAAGATTTAAATGAGCATGGCTACCAGAAAGATGCTTGGGAAAACAAGAAATTAAAAGCACGGCAGTTCACGCATGGTTTAACCATCCAAGTTGAAAAACCTACTATTATTAAGGGTGATACAGTAGCTAAAATTTATACTTATCCAAAACTTATTTCACCCATTGAAGACAGAAAAAGTGGAGGAGGTTACGTTGTTGTTGATCCAAATGATGAAGAACATCAACATGAAATGGGTCGACAAGCTATTAATTACTTAAAAAATTTTAAGAAAAAGTATGGAAGTTATTGTGAAGATATTAATGTTTCACTTTTTGATTTCGATACTTTTTTAGATGAGTTGATTAGTAAAGCTGGTCACTCTTTAAAACAAGAGGATGTAATTTAACATATGTCGGTTGAGTTATGTTTCGTAAAGTTGAGTTTTGTTTAGTTACGTTCAGTTATGTTTTGTTAAGTTAAGTCGGTTTAGTTGAGTTTTGTTGTGTTATGTTTAGATTAGTTGAGTTTTGTTTTGTTAAGTTAAGTCGGTTGGGTTGCGTTAAGTTACGTTAAGTTGCGTTAAGTTGGGTTGAGTTTGGTTCAGTTACGTTAAGTCGGTTGAGTTGAGTTGAGTTCAGTTAAGTTTTATTAAATAAAAAATTTTAAGGAGAAATAAATGGATATGAAAAATGATGCTTCTACGATGGACAGAGATGAGTTTATCGCCCTCTATGGCAGTGATTTTGCAGATTACTATGATGGGTGCTGTGATGTTTCACATGAAACATCTGATAAGGAGGATGAAAATGAAAGTTAATTTTATTATGCAACAAGATGCAATACAGTATGAAAAAAAGGATTTTATCGAAAAATATGGAAAAGAGTTTGAGTCTTTCTTTGATATTATTCATATTTATGAAGATAGAATTAAATTCCTAAAAAAAGCACATAAAGATACTCAAGAGATGATAAATAACTATTGTAAATAAAATGATGAATCATATTGATCTTTGTAGTGGTTTAGGTGGGTTTGCTAAAGGCTTTATGGATGCAGGACTAAGTAAACCCATTTTATTTTGTGATATAGAAGAATGGTCAAGAGATATATTAAAGAAAAGATTTCCAAACGTAAAAATATGTAATGATGTAAAGGAGTTAGCAGATGAGCCAGAAAGATTTATTTCCAGAAACCTTGATTGGTCAAACACAATCCTTAGTGCAGGATACCCATGTCAGCCGTTCAGCGTTGCAGGTAAACAAAAAGGGATCAAAGACCCTCGACACATCTGGCCCTATATACATAAAATCATTGCACTCAAAAGACCCGCTTGGTGTGTTTTTGAAAATGTTCCTGGTCACATTGCGTTGGGACTCGACCAAGTTCTCCTTGACATGGAAAATGAAAAATACACCTGCCAGACGTTCAATATACCAGCTTACTCGGTTGGTGCAGCTCACAAAAGAGAACGCATCTGGATCGTCTGTAAAGATGTTACACACTCCAACAGCAACAGCTAATCAAATGAGTCCATCAATGCGAGATAGGGATCAAGGCTCTTGGGGTCAATTGTGGGCAACACCTAATACAATGGATCATCTCCCACAGAGAAGTAAAGAGGCTTCATTAAAAATGCAAAAGGGTCATCGCAAAGGTCGAACTAGACCTAGTAATTTGAGAGAACAAGTTGATGAAGAAACTATGAAAATGTGGCCCACACCAGATGCCAACATGGGAGAAAGAGGCACTCAACCTAACTGGACAAAAACAAGACCTAGTGGTCATCATGCACAATATACACTTAATCAAGCGGTAAGGGATAATCCAATAATGTGGCCCACACCTATAGTTGGTTGTGTTGAGGGAGGAGAACAATCAAGTCGAGTGGAGAAAACAAATTCAGGAAGTTATATAATACGCAAGAAGAATAAACCTCATATGACTTATGGAGCAAAACTATCAGACGCAATACTATTTGAAGAAAAACAAAAGATGTGGCCCACCCCCACTGCAAACGAGGATGCAGCAGGTAGACCTAATGGTAAAATGCAAAGGATGTTAGGCAATGACTCAAATATCCGAGGAAAAACGCCTAAAGAATGGGAAAAGGGTTCTCTAAATCCTGATTGGGTAGAGTGGCTAATGGGGTACGATAGAGGTTGGTCAGATCTTGATTGTGATAATCCACAACCACATGATGGTTTTATAAAAGAGCCAGAAGATATACCAAGAGTTGCAAGAGGCAAAAAAGATCGTGCAAAACGACTAAAAGGACTAGGCAATGCTGTATTGCCACAAATCCCAATGCAAATCGCATTGGCAATTAAAAAAACAAGAGAGGTAGAGCTATGCAAAAATGTGAAGAAAAAGGATGTCAAAACAAAGCAGATGTAGAAATTAATAATAAGTTTAAATGTGCTAAGTGTGCTTTAAAAATCATTACAAAACAAAATTTAAAAGGTATGAGTAATGAGTAAAAAACAAAAGTATTATCGAGAAAACTATATCCGATATTCTCTTCTTGGTATTAAGAAAGGAAATCTATATGATTACTTAGAAGATGATGTTTTGAAATGGCTTACGAATGAAGCTAGAAAAACAAAAGTCGATAACTTAGCTATACTTATAGCTGCAATACTAAAGGATACTTACCATGAAGAGAATAATTAATAATGTTAAACACGTTCCAGATGAAATTATCAGCACATTAAACTACGATGATATTATTCAAGTGTTTAAAAACAAAAAAGTTTTTTGGTTAAAAATAGAAAATGTGATTTATTCAAAAGATAAGCAAAAGGTGGCTTTTAAAGGTATTATCGTTTCAGATCAAAAAAGAGAAAAAACAACTGTCTTTCCAGATGATATCCTTAATTATGATTACTATGAAAATTACATAGAATGTGAACAAGATGATACCTTTTCCAAATAAGCGATACAAAATCATTTACGCAGATCCTCCCTGGAGGTTTCTAACTTTTTCAGACAAGGGTAAAGGTAAATCACCTGAAAATCATTATGATTGTATGTCTGATGAAGATATCTATAATTTACCTGTGCAAGACATTGTTGACCATGATGCTATTTTATTTATTTGGGTCACTTACCCACTTATAATTCAAGGTTTTAACACGATTGAATCTTGGGGATTTCAATATAAAACTTGTGCATTTTGCTGGGTGAAAACAAATAAACGATACTCAATAAATCAATCTAGTTTTTTCCCAGAAGATAACTTTGATAGCTTCACTGGTCTAGGTTATTGGACAAGAGCCAACACAGAACTTTGTTTATTAGCTACCAGAGGGAAGCCAAAACGAGTGAGCAAGTCAGTGCGTCAACTTATCTATGAGCCTATCAGAGAGCATTCTCGGAAACCTGATTCTACAAGAGAGAGAATAGTGGAATTATGCGGCGACCTACCTCGCATAGAACTCTTTTCAAGAAAAAAATACGAAGGTTGGGATGCTTGGGGAAATGAGGTATAAAATAGGATCAATAATATGAACGAAAGGAGAAAAAAAAACCAATACACTTTGCCAGATGGAAACGTATTAATTAGTTTTAGTGGTGGTAGAACGAGTGCTTTTATGCTTTACAAAATACTTGAGGCACAAGATTGGAAATTACCTAAAAGTTGTAAGGTTGTATTCGCTAACACAGGAAGAGAGATGCCTCAAACTTATGATTTTGTCCA